AGATGGGGGTTAAGTTAACCTTCTAACCCAACTAACTCATAGGGGTGAAATGCCCCTTCTCTTACACGGGATAGTAGTTCAGTGGTTTAGAACGCTGCCCTGTCACGGCAGAGGTCGTGGGTTCAAATCCCATCTGTCCCGTACAATCCTCTATAGCTCAGTTGGTAGAGCAGTTGACTGTTAATCAACCTGTCCCTGGTTCGAGTCCAGGTGGAGGAGTTACCTTCTTTCGGGCCGCCGTTAGAGGGGGCGAAAAAATCGCCGTAAAAGTTCTTTATCCTTTATGAGGTACTATTAAATGGGAATGCGAAGTTTGACTGGTGACATACAATATGAGGCCAGACCCAAGAAGACGAGACAAGGAAGAGGAAAGCACACTAAGTATGCTGCATCTTCTAGAAACAAAGCAAAGAAAAGATCACGAGGTCAGGGTTAATGACACAATATGAGCATCTTTGGAATGAAGTTGCTAACTTGTTGACTAAATTATCTAAGGAAGATAATGTTTCCTATAGGGTAAAAGCAACTCCCGAATCTGTTAACACTAAACTATCTAATTTAAAGACATGAAACTTTATCGTATTGAAGAAAATTGTACTTCTGGATGGGCAGAAGTGATTAGCGGTCTTACTAAAGACGAAGCAAATAATAAATTAAATGCCCTCATTCAAGAAGGATACAATCCGAATGATCTAAGAGTAAGGGTATTATTGAATGAATAGTATTGAATATTTCGATCAAAATATAGAAAAGGCATTAGAACATGCTAGAAGTGCTTCTGAATTAGTCGGAGGCACCTTTTCTTATTCATATACAGGTGATAATAGACGTAAATATGGCAAGAAAATAGTAATCGAATGGAGTGATGACGACTACTCTAAAATTCCGAGTCGGTATTAACCACTAAATATAGCAGTAACCATTATAGATATACTAACACAGTATATAAATTTGGATGGCTGTTAAAGTATCTCGTGCATTTAAGGATATCAGTTTGTCTTTTAAGAGACATCCTGTGACTAATGACGTGACTGTGCTCAAAAATGAGGACGCAATTAAGAAATCCGTTATCAATTTATGCCGAACTCGCATAAATGAACGGTTTTTTAATGAATTGTTAGGTACATCCATTGAGGATTCGTTATTCGAGAACAATTTAAGTGATATTTCAGACTTTCTAGAGAGAGAAGTTACTACTTTAATTAAAAACTATGAAAAAAGGGTCACACTAAAGAATGTAATTGCGAAAGCTGTACCTGATTCTAACGAATTATCGATTCGTATTGAGTATGAAATTACAGGATTACCATTTCCTCCACAAAATATAGAGTTCTTACTACAACCGACAAGGGTATAATGGCATTTAAGCAGTTTACTAACCTAGATTTTAATGATTTACGTGCTCAGATTAAGGATTATCTAAGATCGAACTCCAATTTTACGGATTTTGACTTTGAGGGATCTAACTTTTCTGTATTAATTGACACGTTAGCGTATAATTCCTACATTACTGCCTATAATACTAATATGGCAGTCAATGAATCGTTCATTGATAGTGCTACTTTAAGGGAGAATGTAGTATCATTAGCACGAAATATTGGTTTTGTACCTCGTTCTAAGAAATCTGCAATTGCAACAATTAATTTTACAGTAAATGTAAGTGGAATATCAGCAAGAAGTGTTAAATTAAACGCTGGAATAGTAGCCTTGGGTTCAGTTGAGAATGGAAATTACATATTTTCGGTTCCAGAGGACATAACAGTCACTCCAAATAGTAATGGAATTGCAACTTTCTCTAATATTTCAATTTATGAAGGTAATTTCTTAGAGAAAACGTGGAAAGTTAATGATTCTTTACCAAATCAGAAGTATATTATCCCAAATGCGAGTGTAGATTCGTCAACAATTCGTGTTACTGTTGGAAATGAGAATTATGAGTCATATTCTAACATTTTTGATGTGGATGCATCATCAAGATTGTTCCTTACACAAGAAATTGAGGACGAAAAGTATCAAATTTTGTTTGGAGATAATATTTTAGGTAAAAAGCCAACAGTTGGAGAAGATATTACAGCAACTTATATCGTTAATAATGGATCTTCTGGTAATGGAGCAGCAAATTTCACCTTTGCTGGTCGTTTAACCTATCTTTTAGGTGGTGTAGAGACAGATGTGACTCAAGGTATATCTCTTATAACCACTACACAAGCGTCTGAGAATGGTGATGAGATAGAATCTATAGACAGTATCAAATATCTTGCTCCAAGGGTCTATGCGTCTCAATATAGAGCAGTTACGTCGCATGATTATATTGGATTGATACCATTCTTATACCCAAATATTGACTCTGTGAGTGCATATGGTGGTGAAGAGTTGGATCCACCACAATTTGGAAAGGTTTATGTAACCGTAAAACCTAAAAATGGTGAAGTTTTATCGGATGTTGCCAAAGATTCGATTAAAAATGACTTGAAAAAGTATACAGTTGCAGGAATTAAACAAGAATTTATTGATCTTAAGTATCTTTATGTTGAATATGACTCTACTGTCTCGTATGATTCAGGATTTATTGCAAATAGTCTTGATTTAAACTCAAGAATTATATCTTCAATTGAAAAATATGCCAAATCTTCTGATATTAATTCATTCGGTGGACGTTTAAAGTATAGTAAACTTCAATCTCAGATTGATAATGTTGATACGGGAATTACTTCTAACATTACAAAACTTGTAATGAGGAGGAATATGGTTCCTCTATACAATCAACTTGCTACGTATGAGTTATGTTATGCTAACCAATTCCATGCTGATCTAGAAGGATTTAACATCAGATCATCAGCATTTAAAATTGATGGTGTGGAAGGTGATGTTTTTCTGACTGATTTACCAAATGCGGATGGAAAAACAGGAGTTATTAAGTTCTTTACTTATGATAATTCTACAATAACTTATATTAATAATAATGCTGGAACAGTTAATTATACTCATGGTGAAATTATACTTTTCCCACTGACAATTACATCTACAACTTTAACTGAAAGGATTGAAGTAGAAGTGACTCCCGAATCAAATGATATTATCGCAAAAGAGAGTCTTTATATTGTGCTAGATACTACAGGAAACAGTAAGTTGACCTTATTGGAAGATGTTATTGTTTCGGGTTCCAACAAATCTGGAACTAATTATAGTCCACCATCAAGTTTTATTAGCAGTAAAAAATATACAAGATAAGAAATGCCTAATAAAAAAGTAAAAATCTCGAATATTCTTAATAGCCAGATCCCTGATTTTATTCTGGATGATGGTTCTTTATTCAAAGAATTCTTAGAACAATATTATGCATCAGAAGAACATGAATATGGTACAACTTATCTTGCTGATAATTTAGAGTCAATTAAGAAAATAACGACTCTATCTGATATTGCCACTGTTGAAGCACAAACTGTTATTGCTCCAGGAACTACTGCTCCTTCTTCTCCAGTAGTCGTTGCTGCTGAAGCATATGCATATGATGATGTAATTTACGTTAATCAGACGACTGGATTCCCAGATAAATGGGGTTTATTGAAAATTAATGATGAAATTATCACATATACTGGAAAAACTGCTACTTCTTTTACTGGTTGTAAACGAGGATTTAGTGGTATATCTGCAATAGAAACAGCAGGTAGTCCAGAGTATTTGACATTTAGTGAAACCAATTCTACACTTCATGATGCAGGAACTCTTGTAGTTAATTTAAGTTTCCTATTTTTAGTTGAATTTTATAAGAAGCATAAGTATCAATTTTTACCAGGTTTAGAAGGAAGAAGTTTTAAACAAGGTATTGCGTTAGAAAATATACTCTCTAGAGCAAAAGATTTCTATAGTTCAAAGGGAACTGACACTGCATTGGAAATTCTCTTCCAGGCTCTATACGGAGAGCAAGTAGAGATCGTTAAACCTTTTGATGAGACTCTTATGCCATCTGAGGCAGAATGGAGCGTTACAGATGATATGGTGGTAGAATCCATATCAGGTAATCCATTAAAATTGGTTGGATCAAAAATATTTCAAGATTCAACTGCTAATCCTACTGCATCAGGGGCAGTTGCTAATGTCCAACAGGTATTTTTGAATAATAAGAGATATTATCAAATTAAATTTTCTAGAGGATCTCTTAATAGTACATTTAAAGTAGGTGGAAAGACAAAAGTTATTGGAACTGCATCTACTATATCAGTAACAACTGTTGATTCTACAGTTGGATTCTCTACTGTAGGGACATTTTACTATTTGAATGCTGATAATGTTTATACTTCTGCATCATATGAGTCAAAATCGAGTAATCAATTCTTTGGATGTGTTGGAATTAGTACTGTATTAAAGGAAAACGATCCAATTATTGATGAAACTTTCATTTATGGTTATGAAGATAATGATTTGACTAAATTATGTCAAATGAGAGTTACTGGATCGATTTCTGGTGCAACTGATGCAGATACTAAGTTCTTTGCCAATGATGATGCAATTACAGTAAAGCATTTGGGAGAAAAAGTTGATCCAAATGATCCTAAATTTGAAAGTTGGTTCTATAATAACATTTCATATATTGATGTAGTAGAAAATATATCAAATAACACCTTTAAAACAAATGAAAAGCATTTTCTTAAAAATGGAGATATAGTTGATGTTTTGTATAAGGATACATGGGGAACTGTAATATCAGAAGATACTGTTAGTGATGTTGTAGGTGATTATCAGTTTAAAATTAGTAATAATATTGTTAATGTTAATGGAAGATATGTTATTAGAAAAAAAATAAATTATGTTAATTCCAAATATGGAATATCTTCTCTACTTTCCAATATTCAGAATACATTTGTAGATGATGATAAGAACACATATGTAGCATTTTCTGGTTATCCTTCATTTGATGCTGAAACAACAAATAGATCAAAAACCTTTACTTCTAGTGGAGTATCTACTAATACATCAATAATAACTTTTGTAGATGATCATAATTTCTATAATGGTGAAAAAATTTATGTTGGTATAGGTACAGAAGGAGTTGTAGATGGCACAAATACTATATTTACTAGTGGATATTACTATGTGAGTGTAGTTAATGTTAAAGATATTCAATTATGTGTAAACCTTCCTAATTTACATGTAGGGATTAATGAATCTATAAAATTTAATGGCGAAGCAGCAAGTGGAATTCATACGGTTACTCCAGCAAGTTTATATAAAAACGGAAGTTTAAAAAATCAAGATAATTTCAAAAGAATACTTAAAACACCAGAATTGGTAGATAATAATTCAGATATTAGTGGCCCAATTGGAGTATCTTTAAATGGAGTAGAACTTCATTCTCCAATATCAGAGGACTCTGTTTATTATGGTCCTCTTACTGATGTTGATATTTTAAATGAAGGTCAAAATTATGATGTAATTAACCCACCAAACGTATCAATTGCTGATACTTATGGTAGTGGTGCAGTAATTAATGCAAATTTCTCAGGAAGTATATCTGATATTGTTTTAACTTCAAGGGGATTTGATTATCGTGAAACTCCATCAGTTTCTATAGTTGGAGGAAATGGATCGGGTGCGATATGTGAAGCTAAGATGCGAGGATATACACATTCAGAAACATTTACTGATTTTAACGTACAATTGGTCGATCCTGGTAGGATTGATAGGTCACATAAGTTCCTAGATGGAGAGGAGGTGACCTATATTGCCTCTGGAACACCAATTGGTATAGGAAATACCCAAGTTGGTTTTGCGACTGATAGATTGGCATCTGGGACAACTTATTATATTGCCAAACATTCAACAAATTCCTTTGGATTAGCAATATCTAGAGCAGATGCTCTTAATAAGATAAATTTAATACATTTTAATGAGTATGGAAATAAGAGTCATGAATTTAGATCTAGAAAAATTAGAAATATAATTGATAGGATTGTTATTAACGATTCTGGTAAATCTTATTCTAATAAAAAGATTACGGTACAATCACAAGTATATCCACCAATAAATGTAAAGGATCTATTTAAAACATATGTTGGAATTAATACATTTGATAATTATGTGTATGCAAGAAATCATAATTTTAGCAATAAGGATATTGTAAGTTATTCTAGTTCCAATACAGTAATTGGTGGTTTATCTGCAGGAGATTATTATGTTACTCTTATTGATGAAAATAGATTCAAATTGAGTAGCAATGAAACAAATTATGATAGAAATATTTTTGTTGATTTGAATAGTATTGGAGTTGGCACTCATACATTCAAATATCCTGATATTGCAGTTAATATTGGTGGTGAAGTTGGAATTGGTACAACTACATCAATAGAATCATACTATAATGCTGATGCATATGCTGAAGTACGGGGTGGTATTGGTAATATATTTGTTGAATCTGGAGGATCAACTTATGGTGTTGATAATACTATCAATTTCCTACGTAGACCAAAAATTACATTATTGACAGGAAAAGATGCAATTTTAAATCCAATTGTTGATAGTACAGGAAAAATAGGTGCTGTTGCTATATTGAATAAAGGTAGTGAGTATACTACTCCACCAGAACTTAGAGTTACTGAAGTTGGTGCATCCTCTGGTCAATTTGCCAAACTAAGAGCAGTCATTAGTAATGGTGAAATAGTTGATGTTGATATTTTAGATCCAGGTATTAATTATAATTCTACTGATACAGTTATTACTGTTGTTCCAGCTGGAGAATCTGCCAAATTTAGTGCAAATGTATATGAATGGAAATTAAATTCTGTTTCACAATATTCAAATATTTTAAGTGATTCAACTTATAGGGATATTATACAAGTTGGAACTGGAAGTATACTTAAAGGAAATAAAATTTGCTCATTCTATCCAGGAAATTATTATAGAAAACTTCTAGATGATCATATTGAAGATATTTCTGGTGTTTTAAAGGAAAAAACTCCAACTTCACACTCTAAAATTATTGGTTGGGCATATGATGGAAATCCAATTTATGGACCAGTTGGAGAGGTGGGTATTGGATTGACTTATATGCAATCCAGTTATGTTGAATATGCTGTGAGTGATAGTGGATTACGACCTGCACAATCCAAGTATTCACCTGGATCTTTTGTTCAGGATTATGTTTATAATTCTAGTGGAGATTTGGATGAATATAATGGAAAATTTGTAAAAACTCCAGAATATCCAAATGGAATATATGCATATTTTAGTACTATTGATAAAACTTTAACTCCAAATACTGTTCCAACATTCCCTTATATAACAAAACAACATCGTAATAAAACAGATTTATTTAATTATGATGTATTGATGAATCAATCTGATAATTTTCTTAATAGTGGAAAGTATAAGAGAAATGTAACCCATCTTGGATTGAATGATCCATTTAGAACATATCCCTTATTAAGTGATTCTTTAGATTCAAATGCAGAGATTAGAGTAGATTCTTTGAATTCTGGAAAAGTATCGAAAATTATTGTAAATGATGGTGGAGAATCTTATAAATCTGGAGAATTAATAGAATTCAACAATAAGAGTATTTCTGCTAGTATTGATGAAATTTATGGTAAAAATATTGTATCTGTAGAAACAACCGACACTATTATTAATGATTTGAAATTTTCTGTGGTTGATGGTAAAGTTACAGGACTCTCTACTCTTCCACATGGTCTTACTAATAAAGATATTATAGAAATTTCGGGTATAACATCTTCTCTTTATACAAATATAGAGGGATTTAGAACAGTTGGTGTTTCTTCAGTAACTTCTGGATTAACTTCTTCTATGGTGAATTCAGGAATAACTACATTTATTGCGTTACATGATTCTACTCTCAGTAGGAAATTTGATATTAATGATGTAGTTCAAGTAGAATCTGAGCAATTGCAAGTTATTGCACATGATGATTACAATAACAAATATAGAGTTACTAGAGGTTATAATGGAACTACTGCATCTGGACATGGTTCTGGAGCAATTGTCTATAGACTTGA